GAACGCCAGCCCGATCATCTGCGCCAGCTCATGCGCCACAATCCGCTGCCGCTCGAACGCCTGTCTTGTCCGGGCGGCGCTGGCCTGGATCACAAGCGCCGCCTCGGCAATGGTCACGTCCCAGAATGCGGCGGGGTCTTGCCCCGCTTCGATCCAGTTCCGCCACCACTCGCCGATGATGTCGCCGCCGTTTCGCGGCGCGGCGCGTTTCCCTCATCACTCCCCGGCTTTTTGCCGGTCAGGTCTTCCAGGCAGTTGGCCAGCACCTGGCCAACCATTTCCAAGGCGCGGGCGATGCCGATCTTGTCCATCAGATCCATCGCATCCGCTTCGGTTGCGTCTGCCTCCAGCGCGGCCCAGAACAGCCGCGCCGCCCGCTGCATGTCCGAGGCATCCCTTTGCACGGCCACGATCGCCTCGCCGAGCGTCTCGCCGCTGCGGTTCTGATACCGCACCATTGCGCCCATCGACAGGCGCAGGCTGTACGACTTGCCGTCGTGATCGAACGAAACTGATTTCACGCCCCGGCACCCTTGGTCCAGGTCACCGGCCCGGTGGTCCGGATCACCACCGACATGCCGATCAGCCCGCCGACATCATCCGCCTGCACGGAAGGCGTCGGATAGCCCTGGAATTCGAACAGATCGCCGGTTGTCTGGCCCGGTGTCAGCGGCATCGTGACCCGGTAATAGGCCGGCGTGTTCGATGCCTGGTCTGCCAGCTGCTGCTCATACCCCAGCGGGGTATATCCGGCATTGACCGTGATTTCGCCCGCGTCTTTCAGGCCCTTCACATACTCCCGGAACCCGCCGACAGAATCCAGGCTTGTGGCATCCTGGTACTCCGTCGACACCTGCGGCACCGCCAGCCCCTTGGCCTCCGGGATGCGGGTAAAGCTGTTCGCAGCCCCGGTGAGCGACCGCTCGACTTTGCCGCCCCAACCGATTGTCTGTTTCGTCATTGGCTTTCTCCTCAGCCGAAGTGATAGTTGATGATGAAGTCCATCGTGACCCGTTGGTTCTGCGTCACGCCGTCGTCGTCGGGCAGGTCGCGCGCGCCTGCCAGAAATGCCCCTGTGATGACGCCGCCCTGCCAGGCATCCAGGGCCGTCCTGACCGCCCGCGACAGCACCTTGGCCTCGCCATAGGTTGCGGCCCAGCAATCCACCTGCACCCGCGCCCGCGACAGCCCCGGCCCGTCCAGGCTGTGATCCACCGGGCCGTCCGTCACCACCGTCAGCGTCAGGCAGGGCAAGGCCTGCCCCTGCGGGGCCAGCCCCCAGTTGATCCGCGCGGCCACCTGGGCCGAAATGGCCGGATCAGCGCCCAGCATCGCGCGCAGCGCCTCTTCCATGCTCAGCGCCCCTTCCGCTTGACCGCCTTTTCAATCTGCAGCCGCAATTCATCCGCCAGCCGCAGCAGCATCGCCCGGCTGTCCTGATCCCAGGCGGGGCGCAGGAACGGGCGCGGGCGGGAATGTTTCGTGCCGAACTCCACCAGATGCCCGTGCCGCCCGCCTTTGCCCCGCCCATAGGACGTGCCCAGATAGACCGTCGTGATCCCGGCCTCCTTTGTCCGGCCCTTCAGCTTGTCGCTGACCGTGATCGACCGGCGCAGAGTGCCGGTGCGCACCGGCACCAGGGATCGGGTCAGATCGGCGGTCGGCTCCACCGCCTTGATCATGGCGCGCGTCAGCGCCCCCTCTTCGCGCCGCATGGACTGAAGGCTCTCGAGCATCGCCGCCAGATCCTTGAACCCGTCGACCTTGAATTCCATGCTCATGTATCGGCCCGCGCCGCTGCCGTGATCTCCACGCCCTCACGCCGCCCGATCTCTTTGACACCGGTGATATCGTACTCCCGGCCTTCACAGATCAGCCGGTCCTTTGGCGTGATGGCCCCGGTCAGCTCTGACCAGCGCACCACGAACCGCGCGGTGATGCGGGCCGCCATCTGGGCCGCCGCAACCTGTTCCCCGTCCGACACGAACCGGCGTTGCGCCCAGACCGGCGGCCCGTAATCGGCCCAGGACGGAACCGCAGCAAACCCGTCATCGCTGGCGGTGAACCGGCGGAACTGCACCCGCCGGTCAAGCTTGCCCGCTTCCATCAGCTGCGCAGCAGCAGCGCGATCTGATAGGTGGCCGCAGCCCCGGCAGAGTTGGCAATCCGCAGAATATCCGCCGTGCCGGCCACAATCGCCCCGAACCCGCCGACCGCATCGCAGCCGAACGAAACGTAAGCGCCCGGCCGAAGCGGGCCGAAGGTTGGGTTGGTGCCGCCCATGAAGGTGGTGATCGGGCTGGTGCCGCCGCCGATGGTCAGGTTGGTGGTGTTCGGCGGCGCACTGGCCAGCTTCGGCGCATTGATGATCAGCGCCCCCACCAGCGTTGTGGCCGCAATATTCACCCCATACACCGTCTGCAGCGCCGTGCCGTTCAGGTCCAGATCATCATTCGCCGCCGATGCCAGGGTGCGTTCATCGATAAACAGCAGGTTGGCCTGCCCGGACCCGCCACCCATCGAAAACTGCAGCACATCCTGCACCGTGGCGCTGAAATTCGGCCCGCCGTAATCGTGGGCGCCCAGCTGGGTGGCCTCGAAAATGGCCGAAAGCTTCGCAGATACCGTCATTGCTCATCTCCTTGATGATAGGGTGCACCCCGCATCAGCCAATCACGGGCTGGCAGGGTCTGTCAGAAATACTTGGCAGATGGTCCCGGCATGGGCCGGGCGGGCTTCGCTCAGAACAGGCCCCGCTCCGAACGCGACGCCATCAGAAGATGCTTGAACACCGCAGAAAACTCTGCGTCGCCCGTTGGCATGCGGCGGTCGTACATCTCGGCCACCATCATCCGCGCCAGTTGCCGGGTTGTCTCGGGCACCGCAGACGGCGCGCCATAACCGGCGACGAAATCCACCCAGAACGCCGCTTCCCGATCTTCGGCTTCCGGCCAGACGGCAGGCGGCACAAGTTCGACAACGCCGGACACCAGGCGATACAGCGTGGTCGCAAAAACGCGCTCCACGCCTGCCGTGTCAAAATAGCGGATTTCGGCAATCGACTGGACCGGCCCAAGCGGCAACCGGATGCTGGCCTCGGGACGCGCCGAAAGCGTAAGCCGCCAGGTCTGCGTCACAAGGGCCTCGCCCAATACGCCGTCGCGCGCGTCCAGATAGGCGGTCGCCGCAGCGATGTAGTCAGAAATCAGCCCGTCTTCGGTATCGCCGTCAACGCGGCACTGATCCTTGGCATCTTGCAGCGAAATCAGGTGCGCCGACGGCGGCGTGATGCGTGTAAGTTTCATGCCACCCCCTTGCCGGAACAGTGAAGGGGGCAGCTTTCGCCGCCCCCTCTGACAATTCCGATCAGTTTCGTCGCGCACCATCCACAGTCCGGGAATGTCGGCGATCAGGTAGCCCCGCGAAAAATCGCCAAAAGCAATCGGGAAGGTGTTCGCGCCCACGTTGGGCATGTCTTCCGCAACCACGATGCGCCGGCCCAGCATCGTATCCGGGTCGCCTTCCCGCACTGCCGGCGTCAGCAGATACTGGCCCGTCGTGTCCTTCACCTTGGCATGGGCCGCCAGAACAAGGCTGTTCATGACCCACGAGGCATTCTGGCGATACCCGGCCTTCAGCCCGTACAGCATGTCTTTCAAGCTGTCCCACGGGTTTGTCGCCAGCGCAGAGGCTGCACCCGTGAAGAAATACTGCAGCGTACCGAACGCGCGGCTTGCATCGCCGGTCGTGACCGGCGTACCGGTCAGAAACCCGGTCGGCTGGTTCGTGCCGCTGCCCGAAATGAACGCAGTGCCTTCGGCAATCGCGAACCGCTCAGCGCCGTCTGCCACCAGCAGGCCCTCGACATCAAAGAACAGGTCGTTGATCGAGTGGCGGGTTGCGGAAGGCACGGCCGAAAGTTCGCCGAACGTCGGTGCACAGTCGCCGAAGTCCGGGGTCGCGGTATCAAGCGTCCGGGTGCTGGTTTCCCCGACCCATTCCGCCGCAAGGCCGCCACGGTTGACCAGCTGGTGATAGTCCGTCGTGCCGGTCTGCACCACGCGCGCAATCTGCCGGATCGGCGACACGTCCAGGATCATTTTTTCGACCTGATCCGCGATTTCCTTGGGCAGACCGAAACCGCCCGAGGCACCGGTTGCGGTACGAACGTCCGCCGCCTTGCTTTGCAGGTCAAACAGCCGGGCTTCGGCCCCGCCGTTGCTGCCCTTGCGCATGTAGTCGATGAAGGCGGCCTTGTGCTCTTCCGCGGCCTTTTGCGTTGCTGCAGTCGATCCGGGGCGGTTGCCTTTCGTCTCGATCTCGGCCAGCCGGTTTTCCAGGGCCTTCAGGGCCAGATCGGCGTCCTGCTTGGCCTTCAGCGTTGCCGCCAGGTCAGTTTCCATGCGGGCAAGCTTCTGCTCGGTCAGAACATCGGCCTGCTTCACGCCTTCCACTTCGGCACGAATGGCCGCAATGGTCTTGTTGCCCTCTTCGATGAGGGGCTTCAGATCGTCCAGTGCCATGGGAAAACTCCTCTAATGGCGATTACAGGGATGTGCGAAGCCTCAGAAGGCTTGCGACTTCTTCCGCGCCATCATCGCCAGCGTCCCGCATGGCCTTGATGCCGTTGTAGCCCCCGCCCATCAGGGCAAGAGCTACGGAACGGGAAAGCCCAGCGTCCCGC